GGTCGTAGAACTGGCCGCTGGGGTCCGTGCCGCCTTTCAGGCCGCCGACCGCGCCCGGGTCCAGCGGGTCCGGCGGGAACGTCATCAGGTCGCCGATGGTGCCCCCGGCGCCGGTGTCGCCCTGGAACTCCTGCCACCGCCCGGTCGCGTTCGCCACCGCCTGCGCCACGGTGGACGCGACATCATCACGGCCGCCCGCGTCCGGATCGCCCATCGCGTTGACCGGCGACAGCGGCCCCGGGTAGTACGGCGCGTCGACGGTCCCCGCGTTCACGTCATGCGCAGCCGGTGACTCCGTGGTGCCGAGGCCGGTGACGCCGGACATGATGCCGGCGGCCGGGTCGGCCAGCGGGCCCAGGTCAGCGGCATAGCCCGGCGGTTCCGGCTGCACGTCCGGGCCCGCGTACGGCACCGGTGCGGGCCCCGGGCCGGACGCCTGCGGCATCTGCAGGCCAGGGTCACCCGGCGAACCGTGGATGTCAGCCACCACAACCTCAGCGGCTACGGACTAGAACGGTGAGCACGGGCAGCGGGTCCTGATTCGGATCTGTATTTGCCGCCCAGATCTCGTCACCCGCATGCACCTTCGACCGGAATTCGCCGTTATAGCAGTGCAGGCCGCCAGTCGTCCCGATGTCGGCGCCGCCGATCGCGAAGTCGTAACCCGTAGTGCTCTCGGTGCCGCCGTACTCCGTACTGCGGATCTGCACCTCTACGTCACCGTCTCCGGCGACGAGTACCTGCACGGGTGTTGCGGTATAGATGCCGGTCAGGTGAAAGGCCCGGAATGGCATTTCGTGATCACGCCCTTGCTTGTACGCACACTTTTGTGCGTGTCGCGTCCGCTGTCGCCTGAACGATGCGGAACCGGATAAACGGAGTCAGGACCGCTACCACGAGGCCCGATGCCAGCTGCGGGGATGCCGCGAGCGCGGCATAGGTCATATCGGTGTCCAGGGTGCTGCCGTCGAAACTGCCCTCGATCGTCATCGTGGTTGTGCCGGTCGAGTTCGTGAACACATATGACAGCAGCATGTTGGTGTAGCCGGTCGTGTCGATCCACCCGGTTACCAGCGGCGATGCGGCCACCGTCACTGGCGCGAGGATCTGCCAGACCCTGGAGCCCGGCGAGGATGGCATCTAAGACCCCTTCCCCGGCGGCGCGGCCTTCGCGGGTGAGGCCTTCGCGGCCGCCGGGGCTTTCACCGGCGCCGCAGCCGGGGGCCCAGCCTTCGCCGGCGTGCTTTTGGCAGGCGGCACGTCGTCGCCGTCGATGTTCACCGGCCTGAACAGCTGGCCGCCGCCCTTGGCGTCCCGCTTCACCAGCTCATGCGAGTCCGGCAGCATCTCGCCTCTCGTCACCAGCCGCTCCGACCCGTCGTCCATCACCGCGACGAACGTGTCCATCGCCTGCTGCGCCATCCGTTTTCTCCTGCCTCAAGAAACCTGCGGGCCGTTCGGGTAAGACGCCAGGTACCCGGCCAGCACGCTGTTCACGAACGGGTACGACCCCGCCACCGGGGCGATGTCGGCCACCGCGAACGTCGGCGCCACGCTGTACGTCACCGCGATCGACCCGCCCGGCGGGATGATGAACGTCCCGGTGGTCAGGCCGGTGACGACTCCGTTGACCGTGATCACGGTCACCGTCCCGGACGTGATCGTGACGCTCTGCGCCACCGGGTTCGGGTTCAGCACGGGCACCGTGGTCGCGCCCAGCGCCATCGCCGTCGCGAACAGCGCAGGGGCCGCCGTCACCACCGCGTTTGCCGAGGGCCACAGCGACCCCGCGTCGACGAACACGGACGCGCCGGACGCCAGCTGGACGCAGCCTGGGGCTATCGCATATCTATTCGCGATGGCTACTGCCCTCTCTTTCAGTCAAAGAGACCGGGACCCCCCTGCTGCCAGGGACGCCCTAGCCGCCTGCCCGCCACTGTGGTGGGCCTGTTGCGGCGCTGCCAGTCCCGGTGGTACGCCCGGAGATCCTCATAGTTCGCAGCCAGGTACCTGCGCTCATACTCACGCTTGCGCTCGGCGTTTTCATGTCGCCACTGCCTTACCCGGTCACGGGCCTGGGTGGCGTATTCGTCGGCTGAGACGAACGGGCTAACCCGGTTGTACTTCGGCCGGCCGCAAGCCCAGACTTCTTTCTCGCGCTGCCGGGCCTCGTCCTCGGTGGCGAACTCCTCGGCCCAGATCTCGGTCACCTCGGGCCACCATGACTTACTGTTCCCGTGCTCGCTGATCCTGCGCTTCAGGCGCCGCGTGTGGCCCACGTACAGCAATTGTGTATCGTCACGGAACTGATAGACGTGCCACGTTTCCATTCTCCGGCCTCCCAATGACCGGGGACGGTGCGCATTGGGATACGCCCCGCCCCCGGCGGCCATTGAATTCTATCGCATTTCATGTTCTGGAGTTGCGCATTCCTTAACGGCATAGGAGCATGCAAAACATAAACCAGAACCCTGCACATTCTCGCAGGTCAGACTACGCGCCCTTCATTACCCGAAACGCCCCGGGAACAGCGACCGTCGAGCCAGTTCGCCAGAACATGAACCAGCCAGCCTGTCCAGCAGGGAGAATCCCCCCGGTGCCCTTGACCAAGGGCTCGTAAATAATGCTGACCCCCACGCGATCAACAATGATGAACTGGCCAAAATCTCCCATGATGGCTTCGAGGTTGCCGGAGGTGAGCGCCGAGGCCATCGTGGTCGACTCGTAAATTGGGGCACCCAACAACGTTTCGGGCTGACCTTTCCCCAAATTGGTCCAGAACGACGCGCCGCCGGCGGTGTCGAGCTGCCGGAACTTGTTGATGATCGCGACGTTCGCGACCCACGCGCAGCCTGGCGCGTTCCGGAACCGCGGGGGAAGCGCGGCCTGGACGCCGTACACGTCGGCGATCGCGATGACCAGCGTGGTCGCGGTCGTGACGACGGTGGTGGCGCCGACCACGACGCCGTTCGGGACGGTGGTCCCGCCGCCGGTCGCGAACGCGGCCTCTTCCAGCCGGTCCTTCGCGTCGGCGAGGAGCCGGGGGAGCTGCTGCCCGAAGTCGGTGTCCTCCAGCACCTCATACGAACCGAAGACCCAGGCGGCGGCCTTGACCGGGGTGACCACCACGTTGCCGACCGTCGGGTCGACCTCGGTGATGATCGTGCCCTCAGCCAGCCACGCCGCGGTGACGCCGGCCGACGTGACGCCGTTCCACGTGTTGCTGGTCGTCTGCTTGACGTTGGAGATCCGGCGCCACGGGTTCGCCGAACCGGTGTTCGTCAAGATGATCGTCGGGTCCAAGACGAACGGCAACAAATATCCACCGTTTGCCAAGGTGAGCGATAGCGCGGCGCGCTGGGCGTTGCCCTGCGGGTCTTCCATGTAGGCGCGGAACACGTCCTGGTATTCCTCGGACCCGGTGAGCAGGATGTGCTCGCCGATGCCGCGGCCGAGCTTGCCGGGGTTGTCCTGCACCATCCGGGTCGCGTTCTCGGCGAACTCCTGGGCGAGGTTCCCGCGCTTGGCTTCCATCTCGATCGCGTCGAACGCCCGGCCGCGGAGCTCGGAGGTGCGGACCACGTGGTGGCGGACCGCGTCGAGGTCCTCGTACGGGTTGCGGTACCTGCTGGTCACCAGGTCCGGGCCGCTGCCGCCGCGCCAGCCGCCGGAACGCCCGTCGCTCGCGCTCGCAGAACTCCCGCCGTCGGGCCGCTCGAGGTTGCCCTCGTCGTCGGCGGCGCGGGTGATGCCGCGGATCTTCTCCATCCGCTCGATGAGCGGCTTGGACTTGCCGTCCAGTTCCTCCCAGCGGGTCAGGAGGCTGTCGCGGTAGTCGCCGTCGGCCTCCTCGGTGATCTCCTCGGTGTTCTCCATCCGCTGGAGCTCGTTCTTGATCCTCGCCATCTCGTCGAGGTATTCCTGCAGCGTGGCCATCGGGCCGCGCTCCCTTCCGGTCTGGTTACCAGACCAGCCCCGCCTTCTCGCGTGCCTCCTGGCTGCGGAGGACGAACAAGGCGTGTTGGTGGTACCGGGTCGAGTGCTCATCACCGTCTGCGCGGGTGAGCTGGTCGCCGGCGGCTGGTCCCTCATCCGGAGGGAGTGCCGGTGCGTCGTCTTGCTCGTCCTGGTCCAGGGCGCCCCCCGGAGTGGACATGCGGACGCCGAGGATCTCGGCGCCCGAGTACGCGGGCCACAGGACCGGGCCGTAGTCACGCAGGCCCAGCTGGGTGCGCCGGACGGTGCGGAGGTTCCCGGCGGAGTCGGGCCGGTACTTGTCGCCGCGGGCCAGCTGCGGCTCCGACCGCATGATCGGGCCGACGAACGACTGGGCGGTGATCGACCCGTTGCGGATGTTCTCCAGCACCTCATCGGCCAGCGGCGTCTCGGAGTACCGGGTGCGGGTCAGGACACCGCGGGCTTCGGCGGCGATGTGGACCGGGACGCCGATCGGCATCGAGAACCGGTCGGACGGGTTGCCGGACAGGTCCCGGCCGTGGTTCCACAGCACTTTCACCGAGGACGCGAACCCGCCGCGGGCGCGGGACGCGTGGTCGATGGCGCGGTTGAACGCGGTCGGCTCGATGACCTCGAGGTAGTGGCCTTCGTGGTCGTGGATCTCGGCTTCCTGCCCGAACACTGCGGCGTACGCTTCGACGACGCGGCCGTCGCCGCCCTGCTCGGAGCGGATGATGTGGATGTCCTCGAGCGAGTAGATCCGCATGAACTCCGCGCGGGACGCGCCGTTGCCGCTGGCGGTACTGCTGTCGTCGCTCACCTGGACTCCGAACTTCTTGGCCTGCGCCTTGATCTTGGTCAGCGCCTGCGCCTTGGCCGCGGCGGGGATGTCCGCCTGCGGCAGCCTGCCCAGCGCGTCCTGCACGTGGGCCTTGTCGTGAATGGGCAGGTACCGGTTGTCGCGGGGGACGGTCTTCCCGGAGCCGTCCTTCGTGCCGCCCGGCGCGATGTACGCGAAGGCGCTGTCGGGCAGGTCATTGATAGCCGAGCTGGCCATCTGCGCGCGCTGGGTAACCGTCACCGTGGACCTCCCGGTCGCCTTCCTGATCTCCGCCGCGTGGGTCGCCGGCCAGATGCCGAGCGCGTCGTGGTGCGCCTGCGCGCAGTAAGCCTTCGGGTCGTCGACGTACTTGCCGAGGTGCAGGACACACCTCGCGAAGTCATCGGGTTCGCCCCACCGGATCTTCGCCGCGCCTTCGCCGTGCACCCAGTACTCGTGCAGCCGCTCCGTGTCGCCCGGGTGGGCGGCCTGGGCGCCGACGCGGGAAACTGCGGAATTTCCGCAGTTTGAGGGGGCCGTCACAGCTTGCCCGCCTCCACCGCCAGAAGGTGGATCTCGTGCTCCAGGTGGGCGAGATGCGCCGTGTGCGCCTTGCCGGCCGCCGGGGTCGTCACGTGCCGGTTCTGCGCGGCGGTCAGCGACGCCTTGAGCGTGGCGATCTCGCCGGTCAGCTGCTTCTTGCGCGCCGCGGGAGCAGGGGCCGGCTTGGCGGGGGCCTTGGCGGCGGCCTTGGCGTTGCTCGCGACCGCTTTCGGGGTGGCCTTCGCTGTCGCCTTCGCCTTGGCCGGGGCCTTCCCGGCCTTCTGCGCGGTCGCTATCCTGGCCAGCTGCGCCTTGGCCGCCTTCTGCTGCGCCGGCGTGCCGTGCGCCGCCAGGTGCTGCAGGTGGGCGACGTGCTCCTGGTGGGCGTCCTTGGTCCCTCCCGCGCCCCCTCCTGCGCCGCTCGCGGTGCCGAACTGGCCGCCCGCCGGCGACCCGGCCGCGACGTGGACCGTGTTGAACCGGCGCACCGTGCCCGTCCACGCGGCCCAGTGGTCCGCCCAGTCCTCAGCCATGCCCGTTCGCCCCTTCCAGCTCGCCGCGCCGGGCGGATGCTGGCCGCGGGGTCGGCCGGGTCAGGTTCCCGCCGTCGCCAGGCGACGTGGACGGCACCGGCAGCCTGGGCAGGGTCGGCGGCAGCGGATCGGCGGTCGCGCCCGGCTGGCCAGGCTGCGGCAGCAGGTGCTGGACGTTCCCGGCCGGGAGCGGCGGCGGCGCGGCGGCCTCCGTCAGCTGGCCCATGTCGCCGGCCTCGATCGCCGCGACCGCGGACATCTTGTCGTAACCCGCCTGCTGCAGCGCCAGCAGCGCCTGCGCCCGGATCAGCGTGACCTGCGCCCGGACCTGCTCGCCGTCCTGCAGCGCGGCGATGTCGGCGGTGTCCACCCACAACCTGGACCCGGCCGGCACGCCCGGCACCAGCGGCTCCAGCGCGCCGCACAGCGACCGCCACAACGGCCGCAGGGTCAGGTCCCCGAACCGGCGGATCACTTCCTGGTACGACTTCCCGGCGCCCTTGATGGACTCCAGGCCGATCAGCAGCGGCGGCACCCCGGCGGCGGCCAGGATCCGCTCGATCCCCAGACCCCCGACGTTCGTGAAGTCGATCTGCGACAGGGAGTTCCCCATTGCGAGCAGGTCGGCGCCCTGGTCCAGGATGATGGTTTTCCCGGCGTTCGTCGGGCCGCCGTACCGGGCGTTAACCCGCTCCCGGATCGCGTCGACCGTGCCGGGCTGCAGCTTCTGCGCGTACTTGATGACCAGGTTCGGGGTGGCGTTGTTCTGCATGTACCGGATCTTGTACTGGGCCATCGCGTCGTCGCCCTGCACGTCCCGCATCACCGGGGTCAGCCACGACATGCCCCGGAACGTGGCCTGCGGGTCCGGGATCGGCGCCCAGTGGGCCACCTCGGCGGCCGGGGCCATGAACCCGGCGCCCTGCCCGATGACAGCGGCGGGCGGCTGATGCCAGTAGCCGACCTTGCGGCGGTACTGGCCGCCGCCCGCGACGGGCACCTGCTCCGACACGATCGTCACCCAGTCCGGCCGCATCCGCACCAGCACGTCCTCGCCGGGCGGCGACCACGTGTAGGAATTCCCGGCCACGCTGGCGTCCTGCTCGCAGCGGGCGATCAGCTCACCCGACACCGAATCCGGGCCCCACGGATGCTCCAGGACGGACAGGGACGTGTTGCCGTACAGGTGCTTGTCGTCCTTGGCCTGGAACTGGAATGCCGCCTCGGCCAGCAGCATCATCCGGACCAGGATCGCGGAGAACACCGGGGACGCGGACGCGTTGGCGTTCTGCGCGAACGCGGTCAGCGACGGCAGGATCGCCTCACGGTCCGGGGAGCCGTAGGTGGTGGTCAGGACCGCCGCGCCGCTGGCCAGGCCCTCCCAGTAGCCGTCCCGGCGGATCAGCCGGTCCCATAGCCTCACTTGCCGTGTCCCTCGGCGACGATGCGCTCAACAACCGCATCCGAGTCGGATTGATCCCACGGCGTCCCGGCCTTTGTCGCAGCACCCCCGTAAAGACAGGTCAGGACAACGCGGAATGGGGGCAGATCGCCTGTCCCGGTACCGTGAACCGGGCACGTACGCCACGAGTGCGTGCATTGCTTCTCGCTCACCCGGACCGCCGGGCCCTTTCCAGTACGTTCGCCAGCGTCGGCGCTTCATGCACCTGCGGCTGCGCCCCGGTCCCGTCGTCGCGGGACAGCGCCCACACGGCCACTGCGACCGAATCAGCGATGACGCACAGGCCGAACCCGAGACGGCCGGTCAGCCACCCGCCAGCCAGCACGCCGAGCAGGGAGACGGCCAGGAGGGCAGCGGACAGGCGCATTGCTCTCCTCCAGCATCTTCCGAATCTGGGCACAGGAGCCAAGGTGCTGCCCCACGATCACGTCGGCGGCGGCTTCCGCCTTGCGATCGCGCCGGTTCGCACGGGTTTCAGAACGCGCTATGCAGGCGACTGTCTCGCGACACCAGGCGCAGATCACGTCACACTCGTAGCATTGGCGAGGCGCCCGTTTGTGGGCAGCCTCCCAGCGTTCCTGGCCAGACTTCGGCCTCAGCGTCCGGTAGTCCTCGACCGCATCGCGCAATAGGTGCGCATAGTCGTCACCCAGGCATTCCTCTAGCTCAAATGCCACATACCAGTCGTCTTCCGGATCTGCGTGGCCGATCCATCCGGCACTCACCGTGAACTCCCGGGACGCCTTGTCCACCATCAACTGCTCGAAAACTACGTTCACGCTGCGCGTCGCAGGTTCGCCGCGATGATCTCCGCCAGGGCGCGCATTGCCGATATGCCTTTCCAGCCGCCCATGCCCTGTGCGATGAGCATGAGCCAATACAGGGCATCGGGGCCTGCTGGCACCGCGAACCACTCGCCGCCGACAGACCACGGCCGGACGTGGCGCAGAAGGGCGTCCTCATCGGCGCGGCTGCCAGGCTGGAAACCAATGATCCTTGCGCGCAGTTCGCCGCGACGGCGGCGCGGCGTATTATCGCCCGTCCATCCAAATTTCAGTAGGTAGCCGTCGGTCATGAGATAGACGACGCCACTCGTGGGAGGGTCCGGCAGTTCGGGAAGCAGGGTCAGTTGCATGCTGGAAGCACACCTTTCTTTCGGAAGGGTGTGCCTTCTAGCCGCACGGGCCTCTCGCTCAGCTACGTATTGCTGAGGTCAGGGCTCCGATGTTAACAGATTGCCACGTCAGACCAGAGAGGGCCCGCCCGGCGGCTGACACGGCTCGGCTACGCCGCCGGACGCGAGGCAAAGCCGTAGAAGTCCCTCGCTGCGAGCCCCCTCAGACCGCCCAGACACCCGGCGTGGCCAGCTCCTCCCACCGCAGAAACGCCCAGCACGCCAGCGTGGCCGCCACGAGCGGCCCCTGATCCACGGCCACCTTCGGATCCCATGCCTGCGCGCCCGCCAGCGGTCTTTGCTGAGCGGCCCGCACGGCTGCCGTCAGCGGGTCCTGGTCGAGGTGCTCAAGGCCTCCATCGTTGACGAGATCCAGAAATTCCCCGTGGGCGACGGACACGTCCTGCGTGGACGGCTCTGTCACCAAGATCCCGGCCTCGGCCAGCGGCTTGATCAGCGTGCCTGACTGAGCCTTCGGGTTCACGACCACCGCCACCGGGTCATGCTTGATGTACAGCACGCCCATCCGGGCCACCAGCAGCCGGGGATGGTCGTAAAACGGCGCCAGGTCGACCAGGATCTTCCCCGAGGCGCTCCGGCCAGCCGCGACGATCGACCCGTGCCGCCGGTCCTCGCTGATCGCGCACCCGAAGGCGACTTCACCGCTCATGCGTGGCCCGGACCTAACTTGGTCGATGTGCTGACCTGCGGAAATGTAATACGCGTATCGCGTAACGGCAGGTCAGCGGACTGGCCAGCAGGACACTCGGTCGATGCTTACAGCCGCCCCTGCGGGACAGCCGCCGCGCCCCACGCGTCCTTCCCGATCACGCCCCAGCCCGGCTTAGCAACCTCGGGCCACTGACATAGGTACGCCCGCCGGAACTCCGCCAGGTCCATCAGCCCGAAATCCGTCCTCACCGTCTCCTCGCTGACCGTGATCCCCAGCGCCGGCATCCGCCGCCGCCACGTCGCCGGGTCCGCCGGGTCCTCATCGTCAGCCGCGCTGTACCCGGTGTAGCAGCCGCCCTCCGTCACGCCCATCTCCGCGCGGGCCCGCCCGTCCTCCACCTTCCCGCGGAAGTACGCCGACTTCTCCGTGCCCGCCGCGCTGACCACCCACAGCTGCGCGTCGCGGGTCATCATCGCCGGGCGCATCGCCTGCTCCAGGTGATCATCCTCCTGCGCCCACGCCTCGTCGATCACGCCCAGGTCCAGCGAATCGCCGTGACCGGACGTCTGCGTCCCCGACACCAGGCCCAGCATCGAGCCGTTGCGGAACAGGTACGCCTCCGAGCCGGAGCCGCGGCGCACGTCGACGAGCCGGCGCAGCTTCGAGGCCTCGATCAGCGGCCACCACACGTCCAGCAGCCGGTGCCGCGCGTCCAGCCTGGTCTGCGCGGTGTAGCTGATCTGCGTGCCGGGGCGGCGCAGCGCCCGCGCGATCATCATCGCCAGCAGGTCCACCGTCTTGCCCTGCTGCCGCATCACCTCGAGCACCACCTGCCGGTAGGCAAAGCGGCCGTCGCTGGTCAGCTCCGTCGCGGTGCCGTTCACCTCGTGCTGCCAGTCCATCAGCCCGAAACCCAGCAGGTCCGCCGTCTTGCCGATACCGGCGGCCAGGTTCGGCCGGCCGGTCGCCGGGGTCGCGAATCTAGGCTTGCAGGGCGCTGAACAGTCCCGCGAGGTCGTCATCCGGCTTCTCCGCGCGCTTCCCGATCAGCTCCACCAGCGTCTTGCGGAGCTCCGCGCCCAGGATCGCGTTCGACGGGTCCGCCCGGTGCGCCTCGACCATCCGGGCGCCCAGGTCCCGCAGTTCCGCCGCCGGGTCAAACGCCGGGCCCTCCAGGGCATCCGGCACCGGAACCAGGCCGCGAGACGGGACTTCCCCGCTCCGGACGCCCGCGCAGCGGCGGCACAGCGAGTGATCTCCCGCTTTGTGCAGCCGCGACCGGCGAACGCGGAGGGCCCCGGAATCGGCCAAAATCACCCTCCGTAACGT